AAATACTCATCCATGAAATTCGGCACTAGGCCTCCTTGCGCGTCGCCTCTACATAGTCGCTGTGCCGTCTAGAATTTTCGTCCTTGACATCGAGGTACTCAAGCGCGTCAGCAAGGTCTTGGCAGTCATACGTACCGTCGCGCGCTTCGTGCTGACGCCACAGGCCCGAGGCAATTGGTTGCCAGAGTAACGCATCGAGTGTTGGAAACGCCATCGGCTCCCAGCCCGCCACTTCACCTACGGAGTCTTGACGGGCTCGGAGAAAAAACAGGACAGGCTATCCACCAGCACTTCGACCACAATGGCGTGGACCGTGGCGGCGTTCTCCACAATCTCAGCCTGACCGGGCGCTGGAAACCAATCGCCATTTGCTGCGACCTCTGCCACGAGCGGCATGGGCGTGGGATTGCCTCCCAGGCTCTCCACACGGCTCACTACGCGCATGCAAGCGCCTTGCGCGCGCACGAAGTCATCATGGCCCATGTGCATGAAGCCGCTGGCACAGAGCACGCGCACGCGCTCCTCCGGTGTCAGCTTGTCAAGCCCGTCATCCTTTGCAGACTCTGCGCGGCGCGCCGGTCTGGCTTCCCGTTCGGAGTTGGCCTTGAACAGCGCGCCCATAAGTCGCATATAGATGAACGACCCTTCAGCTGCGGACAATTTCCGCAGCTGAAGTTCGTAGCCCTGAATGGTGACGGTCTTCGGTTGCCTTACTGTACTTGTCATTTGTCGCCCTCCTTGCAAGAAGCGGTGTTACTGGTTAATGATCGAAGCAGCCATCAATTGCCAAGTTATCTTGGCTCCATGGGCTGCGTACGGCTTATCTGGGATCTTGCCGAATGAAACGCCGGTAAGAAGATGGGTGCTGCCGTCGAGCAGCGTCCTGAACGAAATAGACGTAGCGGCCCATCCTGAAACATCATCGTTATTGGCCGCGTTCACGCACTGATTGTAAAGGGCCAGCAACTGATGATGCAATGCACTGGTCTGCTGCACTTCGAGTGACACAGTGCCGTTGTCGCCAGCAGCGTATGTGGGCATCACAGTGCCGTCCGCCGCCACATCATGGACTGTGCGTTCCGTTGACATGACGATGGTGACCTGACCGAGCCCGATGTTACCGCCAGTGAGCGGAAAGTTAACGCCGAAGACGGTGTTGAGAAGGACACCAACCAAGTCCTTAAAGCTGTAAACATTTCCTAGTGACATCGTGGCTCCTTATCTTTGGTTGTGCGCTGAATTACAACTCAACGTATACGCCGATCACAAGCGAGAGAACGGCGCCTGCGGTCGTCACTGCTACGTAGATCGGCATAGCGAGTCCGGCGTCGCGATCCGCTTGGGACTGCGTGGCGTAGGGCGCAGCGAGGCAAAGGTAGCCCGCAGGCAGCGCCTGCCCGGTGACGAGGCCAGGGTTAGACGCTGATGGAATGGGAATCGAAGTACCCTGCCACACCGCGCCGGCGAGGAAGCCGATAGACGCCAAGAACGCGCAAGCTTGATTGGTCGCGTTGATGAGCGACTGCTCTCCGGCGTTAGTCTGCGGCACGACGGGTGACCCGGCGAGCACATCGAGCGTGTCAATCTGGATGTTGCTCGAAAGCATGGCGAGGAAAAGCCACAAGAAACTGGGAGACCCATTGCTCAGTAGCCCAGGCTCGAGCAATTCATATTGCCCACCAAAGTCGCCGTACACGTTCCACGAAGCATTCTTGATGTTCGAGTATTGCGTCTGCGTGATAGGCTCGTACGCAATGCCGGCGATCTGTTTGTGAGAAAGCGTGAAGAACGAGTTTGCCAAACCGGTGTTGAAGCCCATGTCCACGCCCATAACTCCGGCGGCGGCGTAGATGTTGTTCGGATAGAGACCGCTCTGCGTGGTAGCGTAAATGCCGAACGTCCGGTAGTTGAGCGCTTGGATCTGAAGTGCCACATTGTTCGCCGTGCCGTTCGGTACGGCAACATCGTTGGTCCAAGCATAGTAACGCGTGTTCTGCCACAAGGCATCGGCCCAAGCGGCCAATGCCAGGTTGTCGGCGTCCGCAGGATTCGCGACAGCCAACCCGTACCAAACGGACCCGGCAGCGCGGCAAGCCGTGGCAGCCTGGAGGAGCGTTTCTCCGACAGCGGTGATGTTGACCTTAAACCCGGTGCCGGTAGCGGGCGACACGGCCGCCGTCGGCAGCGCGCTGGCAACTGTGTACCCAGTGCCTTGGCTGCCGCCCAGGACTACAGCAGTGAGCACCTGGCCGTCTATGCCGACGGTGAGCACCTTCACCTCGCCATACGTGGCCCCGGCCTGCGTCACTGTAACGATGTCATTGGCGTGGTAACCGGACCCGAGCGCGCCAATGCTGGTCTGCGCCGCAGTCACCGTGGTCGAAGCATCGGCCACGAGCACGGCGGTGGTGCCGTTGGTGACGGAGGCGATAGTGGTGACGAGCGCGGCGCCCGCGGCTCCGGCTCCGGCCACGATGACGGCAGAACCCACATCGCCAGAAACAAAGGCCGCTGTGGCGCTGGTGAGGATGTCAGCGGTAGCCGTGATGGCTCCGTCTGTCACAGTGCGACCGTCAAGCGTGATGGTTTGCAGCGAAGTCGGGTCCTGGCAGCCAATCCAGATGAACTGGGCAACCGGCGTCTGGCTGAAGTAAATCTGCGCCGCGATGTACTCAGGGTCTGAAGTGAGAAAGCCGGCGGCCAGTATGGCTGTGGTCGAAGAGAATTGAAGCAAGCGGGAGTTTGCGCCGTAAGACGGAATGACTCCGCTGTTGCCGATGAACAGGCCTTGGTTGAAGTTGGGCGCGACCGCCGCAGCAGGCGCTACCGTCACCGTGACGTCTACAATGTTTGACAGTGCAAGAGGCGGCGTGGACATTTGATGTTTGCTCCTTATTGCTGTGAGGTTTTGTATTCACGATAAATTTCTTCGTCAGAACGCGCAGCCATAGCACGCCATTTAGCTTCTTGCGCAAGAAATTTCTTTGCGCGTTCTACGTTTCCTTCACGTCGAAGGTTTTCTGCCTCTGTTTCAGAGTTGCGCGCCATAAGCAGAAAGTCACGGCGCTTTGCTTCAGCTACTTTCTTCATTCCAACAGCGGTAACTTGAAAGCCGTCACTCACTGACTTTTTGTGCTCAGCGGCCCATGACGGCAAACCACATTTCAGGCATGGTAAATTTGCACAGCCACGTTTTGGCGTTACATATTGATGCGGCGCAATTCTGCCTAACGCACGGATACGATCCTCGCGAGTTACAGCGTCATGGGCAGGTCCGCGCAGCAAACTGCCTAATGTTGCCATGTAAACGTGTTCATACGCCGCTTGCGCCGCTTCTTTTTGACTTACCAGCTTTGAGCGCGTCTTGCTTCGCATGTTCCGCCGACTGCGCTGCCATTTTCACGGTATTCGACGCAATACCTGACCTGCTATCCATCACAGCATCCAGCGCCATGTGCATTCGTTCTCTATGCGTCATGGCTTCGTCACCGTGATGTCCGCTACCGTAACAGAGGTGTCTACAAGATTGCTCAACGCGAGAGGCGCTGTTGACATTGTGGCTCCTTATTTACCGTACAGGTATTTGGTGTGCGCTTTGCTACCAGCACGGAAGGCTTCCGTCTCGCGCTTGGCTACAGGCCAGAGTTTTGTTTCCAGACCAGCCACGATATGTTGCATGGCGTGTTCAAGTTCATGACGTAACGTCTCTACATACGCGGCGGTTAGGTTCTGCATATTCTGTGGGTACAACTCTATCTTGTTCCACGGCGGTGCAAAGTACAGACCATTATTGCCGTGTGCGTAAGTGCGTGGCTTGTACGTAATTTTGTCCACAAGATCTACGTATTTTGGGTACTCAGCTTTGACATGCGCGATAGCCTCTTCAAGCGCCTTCTTATGCTTTCCACGTGCAGCGCTCAGGTCAAAGACTGTATCCAGTGCCAGGTGCAGCCGTTCTCTGTGCGTCATGGTTTTACCACCGTAAAGTCCGCTACTTGACCGAGGTCGTCGGCGTAGACCTTAACCTCAACGCTCGTTACAGCGCCGTCAGAAATGGTCTCAGTGACTTGTTCCATGCAGTTAATGCTGAAGTCGGCGCGATCGTACCACTGCGCATTGATCAGCTCAGGAATACGTGTAGGCTCTTGGAACTCAGTCACCGGGTAAAGATTGCTGAGCGAGAGTTGGTCATTGAAGTAGTCGATGAACATGGCGGACCAAATCATGCGCGCGCGGTCGGTGGCATTCGGTCCGTAGAGCACCCAGGCGATCCGCCATGACCGCGAGTATACCCAGGTTTCTAGCACCGGTCCGGAGCCGGAGTACGTGCGATTGCGAATCTTGGTGTAATCATCGTCCTGCGTTACGCAAGAGATATAGCACTCATCAACGCCCGACTTTGATGTCGATAACGCAGGCGACGGCGCAGCCATGAAAGGTTGACCTTGAGTTTGCCAGTCAACCTGCACAGGTTGGAATGAGTTCGGTGGTGGCACGGCAAGCCCAATCATGCCGTACGTGAGCTGCTGGATGATGGCACTGATTTGTTGCTGCGTCAGCGCTGAGCTTACAAGCTGCTGCCCATTGGGGTACGTCGTAGTGGTCGTCATGCGGCGTGCCTCCTACGCAGCTTCCAGTCGAGTGCCCAAAGCCTTCCAATAACCTGCACCGGCCGTTCTATAAACAGACAACACGCGGTACTGAAATCCCTCGTACAAAATGATGTCAGACTCAGCGGCTTCGGCATTGGCGGTGATGGGCCACGTAAAGTAGATGGATGCCTCGGCCGGTGTCGCCACTGCGAGCGTGATCGTTAGATCGTTCAGGGTGTACCCGGTAGGCACTTGCAGCGCCAGACCGTTGACGTAAAGCATACCGCCACCGACAGGCGGCGCTTCTGACAGCGTATACGTCGTTCCTGGGATGGCCCCTGCGGGCGTTTCGCCGTGGGTACAGGGCACCGGAGCATAGCCGCGCGTGGTAAGTATCGGCTGCGTGGCGTAGAACGCCAGAATGCGCCCTACGCGGTCAGCTTCCGGCAGCGACTGTACTTCCTTATTCTGTGCAACACGTGCTGGGCCGAACACCTGGATGTTGCGCGTGATAGTGGATTGAAGTCCGCCCGCAACCCATTGTCCAGTGCTACGCTGTATAGTCCAAGGCTCCGGCTGCACCATGTCAACATCAGCAACTACCTCGAAGACTGAGATCATTTCCCGTTCACCGTAAAGTGCCCGGCAATCCAACCGGAAGCGGCAATTGCCATGGCACCAAGCCACTTGACTACTTCATGCACTGGTTCGCGGCGTCCGGTGTCTTGACTGCGCCCGGCCTCAAGTGCCGAGATGCGCCGCTCCGCGTCCATACCCAGGCGCCCCAGGTTATCGATCTTAGCGTCGGCAGAGGCGCGCGCGTCGAGCGCTGCTTGAAGAGCCTTGTCAAGCGCCATCTGCTGCGCTTCATTGGAGGCGTCCAACTCACGGCGCATTGCGTCCCGCCGCTCTGTGTACAACCGGTCGCGTTCTTGCATTAGTTCGTAGAGGCTTTCCGCATTTCTCCACTCAGTCATGGGTTCACTCCTCTGCGACGATGCCTTGGATGGATGCGCGCATAGCGCCAGTTTCTACGCCGATGGTGTAGGCTGTACTTAACAAGTTGCCCTCTTTATCAAATGCGCCTTTGCGTTGTGCAGGAGTGAGAGCGCGTGCCTTTGCGCGCTTTGTACTAGGCGCAAGATCTGCCCAATTATTTCTGGAATCTGTAAACCAGCTTCGCGCAGCGTTCTGCCCGGCCAGCGCGGCCTTACCCATGCGCTGGCGCGC